CTCTTACCGATATTAACGTCGACATTTCCCTTGATACCATTGTCCAGCAATTGAAAAAGATCGAGCAATATACTGGTCAGGACTCTGATGATTCTAAAGGTTTATGGCCTGTAAGAATCATCAGTCACTTCTGTCAGCTGATCGGTGTCGCAATTATCATTTTCAATGCTAATGATAGCAACACCAGATACATGAAATGGGGAAAAGTGAATCAGCCCATAATCGGATTGGCAATCTCTGGATCAAGCTATCAATGGGCTAGATTGAATAAGACAATGCCTAGAGATCACTTTAATCGGAAAAGGAGAATCCTTAGGAAATCAGTTGATATCAAGAAAAGTGTCGCGTTCACAGACACATCAAAAGTTTTGTCAGCCTTCAAAAATGCAGTCACAGAGTCAAAAGCAATGTTGACCGATACAGAATTGATCACAAGAGGTTCTGAGACAAGAGTGAAACAGATTTATGACTCCACACCTGTTATGCTTATCACTGAGAACTTGCCTGAAGCACCGAAAAAGAAAATGATAGATCTGGGATTTAGTGAATTCGGAGCAATTCCAGTACCGGTACACATGGATGATTTCATTCGTGATTATGAAGCAACAGAAGTTGATATTTCTTATAGTCATCCAGAAATAGTAGATGAAAGAAGGAAAGAGGATTATAGTGGCTGGATCCCATTTGAGAGGACAAAGCCGTTGATCCCTTGTAGGCTCAATGCACCATTGATTAGACTCCCATCGAAAATTCTACATGCAATTTGTGAGAACCAATATACACATATTCCTTTCGTTCACGATCACTGGAGAGGACCCATTCAAGGAATGAGCAATTACATTTGTAGCGACATAGGAAAAGAGAAGTTCAACGGTAAAATCTTTAGTAATGACATATCGCAACTGAAGAAAATTATTGATCTTGACTTTGGTTTTGATACCAAACTTGTTTCAGATATTGCATCAAGATGTGCAACTAGATTTGCTTCACACGATTGTTCTATTATTACACCATATGAAGTTGAAGTAAGCTCTTTTATGACAACACCTCCACAGATTCCGTCGTATCAGGTGATGCTGACAACATTGAGGCATCTTTTATCTCAAGTGAAAAGGGGTGACAAGCGAATCACTGATGCATATATGTTTGAGCTTTATAATGATGGTAGATATATATTAGAAGGTTTAACTCCGGGCAAGCAATTCGTGATATATGGTGTTGGGTCATTGTTTGCGATACAACATGCTCAATGTCAACATGCTTTTATTGGTACAAAGAGCTATTTTGATTACAGTATTACTTTTACGGAAGTTAAACATACTTTAAGTTTGATCGTATGCTCATCAGAATACAATTGGATTCGTGGAATTGGAAATATATTGCTTGAGATGTGTTCGATAGATGCTGATCATAATGAATGTGTCAATCTAATGAAAGCTTTTGAGGGACTTTCCCTTGCGATGTCAGAC